ATCTAATCTGCGTGCTGATGCGCTTCAGCAGTTTAATGACATCCCAACGTTCTCGTCCGATGAGCGCCTACGGTGCCTTCAAGACCGGCGTTTTTCCTCTTTATGCGGCGCTCAGTGGGAAGGCCCACTTTATGACCAGTACGAAAACAAGCCGAAGTTTGAGGTCAACAAGATCATGCTGGCGGTCATTCGCATCGTCAACGAGTACCGTAACAATCGCATTACAGTTGATTATGTAAGCAAAGACGGTTCAGAAAACGACAAGCTGGCCGAGGTCTGCGATGGCCTGTACCGTGCTGATGAGCAGGCATCCGTGGCTGATGAAGCCTACGACAATGCTTTTGAGGAAGCAGTGGGCGGTGGCATCGGGGCATGGCGCCTGCGGACAGTCTATGAAGACGAAGAAGATGACGAGAACGACAGGCAGCGCATCCGTATTGAGCCAATCTACGATGCTGACAGTTCAGTATTCTTTGACCTGAACGCCAAGCGCCAGGACAAGTCAGACGCTAAGTTTTGCTTTGTAGTCACCAGCATGACCCGCGACAGCTACAAGGAAATCTACAACGACGACCCGACAGACTGGCCGAAGATCATTCACCAGTACGAGTTTGATTGGGCAACGCCTGATATTGTCTTTGTTGCTGAGTATTACAAGATCGAGGAAAAGGCCGAAACCATTCGCATATTCGAGGCGATTGATGGCACGGAAGAGCGCTACAGCCAAACAGACTTTGCAAACGACGAGACCCTGGAAGAAACCCTGATGGCAATCGGTAGCCGCGAGGTGCGTCAAAAGCGTGTCAAACGGATGCGCGTTCGCAAATACATCATGAGTGGCGGCAAGGTGCTGGAGGACGCTGGTTACATTGCTGGCAAGTGCATACCCATCGTCGTTGTGTACGGCAAACGCTGGTTTGTGGATAACGTCGAGCGCTGCATGGGTGCGGTACGCCTGGCTAAAGATGCACAGCGGTTGAAGAATATGCAGCTGTCCAAGCTGGGTGAGATCAGCGCACTATCCAGCATTGAGAAGCCGATCATGACCCCCGAACAAGTGGCCGGCCACCAAGTAATGTGGGCAGAGGACAATCTGCGGGATTACCCTTATCTGCTGGTCAACCCGATCACAGGCGCTGACGGAGCGCAAACAATCAGCGGCCCGGTTGCCTATACCCGATCAGCAGCAATCCCCCCGGCAATGGCTGCACTGCTCACGATCACTGAGCAGGATATGCAGGACATTCTCGGCAACCCGCAAGGCGCTGACAAGATGGTGTCAGGCGTATCTGGCAAAGCGGTTGAGATGATTCAGACCCGTGTAGATATGCAGACGTTCATCTACATGAGCAACTTTAGCAAGGGTATGAAGCGCTGCGGCGAGATATGGCTATCAATCGCACGGGAAATCTACACTGAAGACAAGCGCAAGATGAAGACTATTGCGGCAACTGGTGAGGCCAGCACGGTGGAACTGATGCAGCCGATGATCGACCAGGAGACCGGCGCGATGAAAATGGCCAACGACTTGAGCGAAGCCACCTTTGATGTGATTGCAGAAGTCGGACCATCCAGCAGCAGCAAACGCGCGGCCACAGTCCGAGCGCTGACAGGAATGCTCCAGATCACCACCGACCCCGAGACCTCCCAGGTGCTGACCGCAATGGCGATGATGAACATGGAAGGCGAAGGTCTATCAGACACCAATGCTTATTTCCGCAAAAAGCTATTGAGAATGGGCGTTATCAAGCCGACCGATGACGAGGCCGAGGAACTGATGGCAGAAATGCAAGGCCAGCCGCAAGACCCGAATTCGATGTATCTGCAAGCTGCGGCAGAGGAAGCAACAGCAAAAGCAGCTAAGGCCAGGGCAGACACGGTTGAGACCATCGCCAACGCTGAACTGAAGAACGCGCAGACGATGGAAACCTTTGCCAAGATTAGCGAAATGGATGGCGAACAGCAGCAGCCGGCGCAGCAAATGCCACGGATGGACGAGAAAACCATGCTGGAGATCGAGGCCATGCGCCTGGAGAACCAGCTAAAGCGGAACCGGGTGGAGGCCACCGACACGCAGATCGAGCAGCTACGGGCAGAAAGAACGACCAACGACAGCATGGTAATGGCAAGCGAAATGATGCAGCAAGCGGTGTCTGGCATTGCCGAGGCGGTGGATAAAATCGGTGGCGCGATGGAGCAGCTGGCGACTAGCAACACGCAGAATGCTGAGAAAGCCACCCAGAATGTCGAGAAAGCCATTCAGTCGATCAACAAACCCAAGCGAGTGGTGCGCGAAAAAGGCCGCATTACCCGCATTGAGACGGAGGAATAATGGCTGACAATGTAGGTTATACCCCAGGCACAGGCGCCCTGGTTGCTGCTGATGAGATTGCAGGCGTCTTACACCAGCGAATCAAAATCGGTGTTGGTGCTGATGGCGTAGCGGTTGACGTATCGAGCGTTAACCCGATGCCGGTGACGCTGCTTGATGTAACGATATTAAACCCCCTGCCAGTCTCGGATGTGACCAATGCCGAGGCACAGCAAGACATGATTTTGCTGCTGACCAGGATGCTCAATTATCTAAACGCGCCGCAAGGTTACGACAAATCGCAGCAGCGCCAGCGAAACACTACTGTGATTGAATCTGGCACTGTTACCACGGTCGGCACCATTACTACGGTCAGCACCGTCACCAACCAAACGCAAATGGGAGGCATACAGGCGCAGATACTGGTCAACGCTGGCAATCTTGCAGCTTGGAACGCAGTTGTACGGTCACGAATCACTTAGGAAGAAATATGGCAAATAATTTTAAAAAGGTCATTGACCGTCTGATGTGGGCGCAAGTTGCCCCCGGCCCCAACGCAAGCGCAGCAGCCACCACACTGTCGTCTGACCTGCGATCAGGCTTGTCTCGCAATCCATTTGTGTACAACCTTGTTTCGGCCACGGTGCTGAATCGGTACAACATCGTTACCAAGGCGTGGAACTTTGTGCAGTCTCCAGCCCTGGCTGGTACTTATGGCGCGGGTGTTGCCACTGCCTTTGCCCCTTCCCTCGGACTTGTCGGAACCATTGCTGCCAATGCGACCACAACATCCGTCATCTTGTCTACAGCGCTGCCCACAGCGGTTGGCCTTAATATGCTGGCAAACAGGGGCGGCTCGGGTGAATACGGCTTCAAGCTGCGAATTATTGACACCACGGCAGGCAAGACGGAAGAGCGTTACATCACCGGCAACAGCGCCAGCACAACGCCAACAATTCAGGTGCTGTCAGCTTTTACGTTTACCCCGGCCACTGGCGCAAGGTACGAAATCATTGCAGGTCGATTGTTTATGCTGGGCGCAGGAACAACGGCGTCAAACATCTGGCGATCTATTGAAGGGGCAACAAACACGCTGTCCAGCGGCCTAACAACCACCAACCTGCCAGCAACGATTGCCACCGATAGTTCGATCATGGTGCTTGATGAGCAATATGTACCTTACGATTGCACTCCCGGCGATGGCATGGTCAAAGGCAGTTTTGTCTACGACACCGGCGTAGAAACCAGAACCGCACTAACAGCAACAGCCTCCGCAGCAAGCACACTGACCGGGCAGGCAACTAACGGAGATGCTGCCGTAGCAGTCAACGAGTATCGAAACTTCCAGATTCGCATCGTTCAAGACACAGTGACCCCTGCGGCTGTTGGGCAGCGCCGAATCATTGCAAGCCACACTGTAGGCCCAAGCCCTGTTTACACGACAGGCACAGCATGGACAACCCAGCCCTCAAGTTCTGCAAAATATGTCATTGAGTTGCCCAACCTGCTGCTGTTGCGATCAAGCGCCTCGACTTCAGTGTTTGTTTACAACTATGGCGATGCCACGGTCAACAACGGAACCAACAACATTACGGCTGGCGCTTGGTCAATTACTTATTTTGGCGTAGCCCCTGCGGTTAATGCAAGCGGCGGTATGTGGGCGCCATCGTTTGGTATCCAGCCAGACGCAGGCCGAAATGCACGGCAATCATTCTGCTACTTCTTCCGAGGCGGCGTGACTACCTTGGATGTACTAGACATTGCAGGCAGCATTACAGGCACTTGGACGGCGGCAATCACCTACGATGGCTCAGTAGCCCTGACAACTGGCACTTGCGGGTGTACTGCCCCGTTTGAGAACGAGGGGCGGATGTTCTACATAAATATTTATGTGGCGTCTGCGATCAATCAGATTTATCGTTTTGACGTAAAAAACCGGGTACTGTCACCATTTACACCGACCGACTTTCTACAATCAGGCACAGCAGTATTGGGTCAGCGTATGGCGGCATATAGCGCTACGGATGGGGCCGATACCTACGATGTAATTTTGCTGCAAGCGCACACAAGTACGGTATCGCAAGAAATGGTCGTATTGGTATGAAAGTCGCTGAACTGGTTACCTTGATGGCTAACAAGCTGTCATATTTAAACACCGCTAAATCGACCGCTATAGCCTCTGGAGACCTTGAGGCAGTGCTGAGACTTGACAGCGAGATCAGCGAGACCCAGGCCACTTTAGAGGCCTTGCAAACACTGGTCTAACGTGTTTCTAACGCTACTTCAGTCCCGACCTACCGGCGGCGGTAGTGGTTCACCTTCCAGTGGCAGCAGGAAGGGATGGGCGCGTGAACGTGCAATCTTTGAGGCTAGCTTATTACGCAAGC